ACGAATTCGGGGCTGGACGGATCGCCGGGCAGCGGGGTGCGGGTGCCGTTGTGGCGGAAGTAGTAGTACGTTCGGTCACCTTTTCGCACCGCCTGAACGTAACGCACTGATCACCCCCATGATTTCGTCGCTGGCGCCCGCCTTGACGCCTAGAGCCGTCTCCAGTGCTAGACGATTCCAAACGCGACGCCGCGTCCCGGTCTTCATCGGCTGTGGATAAAGTCCCGCCTTGACGCCCGCGCGAAAGGCTTTGACGCTCACGCCAACAAGGGCTGCCGCTTCATCGGCGGCCAGCCCAAGCGGCACAATCCCCATGGCTCGCAGCTTCTCGCGTCCAGTCATCGCCAAGCCCTCGACTTCTGAAAACGCTTCGGGACGACGTGCTTCGACCGCACACGCTTGATGTGCCCGCCCGTGGCGTGGTCGTCTGCAGTTTTGGCTGTGTGGCACCAGTCGCAGATGGGGGCGAGGTTCGCGTCGTCGTCGGTGCCGCCGCATTCGAGCGCAAGCACGTGGTCCACGTCCCAGTCGTCAATCGCCGTCAACTTCCGCGTGCATTTGTGGCACCTGCCCCCATGCGCCTCGAAAACACGGGCGCGACGGTGGGGCGTCATTGCCCCGCGCTTCGCGTGGGTGTAGGCGGTCATCGCACAGCCTCCAGCGCCGCCTCGGGATAGATTTGCACAGACCCAGGCTCGCGCTCGCTTTCGACCGCGTATCCGACGGGCGTTAATTCTGTTGAGTAGACGCCGACGATCCTGCCCTGCCAGGACGAGCCCTTGACCTTGCGGACGCGCTGGCCGAGCGCGAATTTCCGGCCATCGCCGTTCAGCCAGAATGCTTTTTCGTCTTCGAGATCCTGTATCGACGCCAGCATCTTGCGCCACCAATACTCATGGTAGCTTTTGAGCACGAGGCCGTGCGCGCCATCCATGTTCGCCGTCTGCATGGCGACGACGATTTCCTCGCATGCCTGCTGGAACGGTTTCGTATCGGTCATCTTTTCCCCCGTTTTGTTGCCCGCCGATAAAGAGCGTTCAGGACGCCGCAGAGGCCGGCTGATAGGCCCGCAAATGCGGCGACAAGTATTGCCGCATCAGTCATTGACGGCCCTTTCTATCGGCCGCCACGCGTCAAAATCTGTCTGATGCGCGACAATCTTTTCCATCGCATCAGCAATGAAATTATGAGCCATGGCCGCGTCTGGGCTTTTGAGCCAAATGCAATGAGCGGCGAGCGCGTCGAGCATCAGAACAACCTTGTCGATGTTGTCGAGGTTGGCGCAGGCGGCATCAAGGACCGCAGTCAGCCGCTGTTCCTCGAAATAATGCTGGATGGCGTGCGCGTTCATGCTGCCTCTCGCAATGATGTGTGTGCGGTGCGGTACGTTATGACGATGCGGCGGCCGGGCTCCATGCGCGCGGTGATGTAGCCCTGGAGCAGGAGCTGCCCAATCGCGAGGCAAAGATCGCGTTCCTTCATTTCCAACCGCTCGCGCAACTGGATATTGGTGAGAGGCCCGCGCGCGAGCGCCATCAGAATGCGTTGGTTCATGTAGTCGCTGCCTTTCATGCTGCCTCCTTTTCGCGCTCCAGCGTTTCGACGCGGATGCCTGTCTCAGCCTCGATCACGTCCTCGATGCTGGATCGCAGGCGCCGGAATTCGGTCTGGTCCATCTTCGACCAGCTCATGCTCTTGGGCGTGACAAGCGCGAGCCCGCGCCCGTGCGGGACGACAAACGCGCGCCCGCCGCTGGCGCGGATCGCGGCCTCGATGCCGAGCCGGAACAGCACCTGCATGTGATCCGTGGCGTCCTCTGGAAGCTCGAACCGCGTCGCGTCCCGCCATTCGGCGCCCGCCTTGCAGATCAGCCAGGCGCGAAGGTTTTCCGCGTCGTCCGGCTGAAAGTCATGATCTTCGGGCCAATTCTCGTAGAGGCGCGCGATGATCGCGAAGAGCCGTCGGTGGTCCGGCAGGCTGCGGCGCCCCTTGTGGATCTCAGCGGACGCCAACTCATAGGCCGCGTTGATCTGTGCTCGGGTGCCGGGGCCGACGCCTTCCAGGCTGCGGCATTTCTTCAACGCTTCTGCGCACACGGCGATGATGATGCGCAAATTCGCCGTGCCGCTGCGAGGTGGTGAGGTGTCCAGCATCAGGCCGCCTCCTCTTGCCGGTAGCGCCGGCACAGATCCGCGATAGCTTCGTCCACCTCGGCAAGAAATTCGCGAACTGCCGTTTCCAACTCCGAAATGCGTTTCGCATCGCGCTCAACGCGCACGATGTGGAGCCGCATGTCTTCCGGCATGGAGGGGCAATAGGAGATCCAGTCGCACCATGCGCGGTCCGTGCACGCGAGCTGCCATTGCACTTGCGTGATGTAGTCCGGCGGGATGGGGGCGCCGCGAAGCGTCTCGATGTGGGTGTGGTTCGCTGGGCATTTCGCCTCAACAAGCCCGATCTGCCCCACAAGACGATCAGGCGAGGCCCCTGCCATATAGATGCTGGGGTGATCGACAAACGGAACCGCCTGGAGGTCCGCGTTGCGAATAAACGCATAGGCGGCAAAAGCCTCGGCTTCACGGTCTTTCCCGGCTTGCATGTCTGGCGAGCAATAGCCCGCGTCCTGCAATCCTGTCAGGCGCTCGGCTACCAGCTCGCCAAGGTATCTCTGGCGAGACGCGGAGACACCGCTTTTGGTGCGGCGAATAATGTCCGCGACGCGCGACGCGGTGACCTTTCCGCATCGCAGCGCATGCCATTCGGCTGTTCCTTGCTCAACCATTGCGCGGAACCCCAACCAATTTCATCGCGCCGGCGAATTTATCTGCTGGCATGTCTGAGAGTTTCTCGATCCGGAAGTATTCGCAGAATTTCGGGAGGTTCCGACCGCCGGCCTCAATGGCCTCGCGCAACTTGTCCTCCTGCTCCTGGCTGATGGTCGGCCCCGCGACCGCCTTGCGCCCGTCGTCGTCATCCTTGGTAGCAATCCCAAGCAGCGTAAGCGCCACGTACCGCTTGCCGTAGCTGATGGACGACCCCCACGCTTGGACCGCGTTTTTCGATGCGCCGGCGTCTGCCGGCAGAACGATATCGGTCTGCTCGGTGTGGCCGTCGCGGTGGCCGAGCACCCCAATGATGCGGATGGTGCCTGGCTCGTTGACCGTGCGAAACGATAGAGAAAACCCGTGCAACGACAGATGCGGCCGAACCGCTCCAATAACGTCTTCGAACCGCGCGTATTTCGAGTTGTGGCCAGTCCCACCGCGTGTTGCTGCCGGAAGCTCGGCTTGGAGCTGGGCAAACGCGGCAAGGAATGCCGTTCGCGCGTGCCGTTCGGCGGCCATGCTTTGCATCCCGAACAGCCGCTCCATTTTGTCGATGTCCACATTCGGGTCGCGTGCCGCCCGCTCGATCATCGACAGGATAGCGGCCGTCTCACCGCTCACTCCATGATGTGTGCTAGGGCCATGGCCAATAGAGCGCCCGTCCCCAGGGCCGCTAGAGATAGCGACAGCGCCACCGCTAGCACCTGCGCTGCCGCTTTCGATCCTCGCGTCTGCAAATTCATTGATTGCCTCAGTCAATTCAGCCTCCTGCCATAATCAGCCACACGACAAACGCGAAAACAGCGCTCACCACCGCGTGAGCAATCACAAGCTCGCCACGCATTACGCCTCCAACGCTGACAGCTTTCGGAATTGGCTTTGCGCCGATTGCGGAAACCGTCAGATCGCGGCGGGCTCATACCCCCATCGAATGAGCCCGCCGCTTGCCAGTCAGACCGTCCCAACAGCCCCCGCTGCGGTCTGGCTGGTGTGGTGTTCGCGCGCCTCTTTGAAATGCGCGAGGTTGTCCAGCGTGACGATCATCGTCACGGTCTGGCGGATGCGCTCCCGAAGGCGCTCGGCTTCGGCGCGGAGCTCGGCTGCTGATGCTGTTTTGATGTCGATCATCGGTAGACGCCCCCGGCGAATTCAGAGGCGCGTTCGTATGGCTCGTCAGCCGGTGCAGTTAGCTCGATGGCTTCCGCGTATTCGGCGCAGTGAAGGATCGAGCGCTCGACCATCTCAAACAGAACGCCGTCGCGGCTGTGCCATTCGTTGTGCGTCACGGGGCGGTTAATGGTGACCGCCGACCGCTCACGCTTGCCTGACCACTGATTGTAACGCGGTGTCGTTGTCAGGCTGATTTCGACGATTTCGCCGTGTTCGGCGTAAAACGATCCGTCGAGGATGGTGTCGGTTACAATGTTGCCAAACAGGACAAGGTTCAGATCGTCAAACTTGGCCTCAGCCCAGCTGCGGTAATCCATCTGCGTCGCCTCCGTCGTGTGTCGATGGAGGGAGCTTGCATCACGCCGTGTGATACGTCAATCAAGAAAATAACAAATTGTGAAGTGAAGATCGGACGCGGCTTCACAGCCACACTCGTGCGAACCCGCGTGCGGCTGTTTTCGGTCGACAATGCGTCGCACCTAACTACGCTTCTTGTTTGCCTGAATTTGAGAGTGGAGGCGTACGGGGAGCCCGCTCGGGTCGCCTCGATAGATCCAATCGAGTGTGAGTGAGTAGCGCTCACACAGCATCATGGCGGCTTGTAATGTTAGTAACCGCTTACCCGTCTCATATTGATTGTACCGGCTCTGCGATAGCCCAGCCCCTTCGCCGAACGTCTCTTGATCCATCCCTAGGGCTACCCGGGCGGACGTAAGCCGCCTTGCCACATCCCGCGCGTGGTCGCCCGTGTCGTCGGGGTCGATTGCCATCTGCAACTCTCCTGCTGTGTGGCGCGGAATCAATCACATCGCGTTTTCCGCGTCCAACAACGCTCGCGGCGCTTGCGCCGAATAACAACGCGTGATACGGAGTTAGGCATGTCAAACATTATCACATCCATCGAGGCGCTTGTTGACGAGTTGGGCGGCAACACCGTTCTGGGTTGCGCTCTCGGCATCACGCCGGAAGCCGTCGCCAATTGGAAGGCGCGCGGCAACATCCCGACTGGGTGGCATTGGAGGCTGTTGGCCATGGCCAGGAAGCGCGGAAAGCACGTCGCCCCCAGCGTGTTTGGGATCGACGACGACGTTGCTGCGGACCTTCCTGAGCTGCAATCCGCCTAGCCTGCGTTCTGTATCAGTAGCGTCCATGCGTACCCGCTGCCTCATCAGCAGCGGCCGGGCTCTTGCGCGCCGTTCGGCTCCCGGCGTGCAGCGTTTCCTCCCGATGCGACCGCCCGGCCGCTCCTCATGTGACCGCGACAGGAGGAGTCATGCGTCGAGACATCGCGTTCGATCTGGCGAAGCGAATGCTGCGCGCCAAGGCACACCC